AAGACTACCTCCTTCGTATACACATGTTATAGCACACAGTGTCCGTTTATTCAATATTTATTTGTCAGCATTTGTGCGTTTATTCAATACTTTCATCATTCTATCTGTTCATTTATTCAGTTTTTCATTGGTAAATCATATTTTTAAAGTTATTCCTCTAACTTAAGTTCCGGACACAAAATCCATACATTATCAACCTAGAAATCTTTACAAACAAAGGGCCCTGGCCAATCATGGCCAGAGCCGATTTATGGTGGAGGCGGTGGGAGTTTTTTATATCGATTTAAAGTAGTTTTGATTGATTTAAAATGTGTATTTATCAATGTTTATAGCTGTTTAATGCTATTTACAAAAAGTTGAATTTTATATTATTCGTGTATGATTCGTGTACAGATACAATAAAAAAAGAGAGGAGCTTAATAGCCCCTCTAACTAAACAACACTAATTGCACCGTCTTTATCCGCTTTAATGTCTACCGTTCCATTAGTGATAAGTTTTCCATCCTTGACAGCAAAGACAGCATTATCTCCCATAACTAATCCTTTTTCAACTCTACTGCCATTATTGTTATAGAACTGCCACTCGTTATCAGTTTTCACCCAGCCGACTTGCATAACTCCATCTGAATTAAAATAGTAATTTTTACCTGATATTGCATGCATACCACTTATATAGGCACTTCCATCGTTAGGCTCTAGGTAGTACCACTTACCATTAATTGACAACCACCCAGTATGCATTTTGCAGTTACTATCAAAATAGTACCACTTGTCTTTGATTTGCTGCCAGCCAGTAACAGCATAGCCTGAACTGTCGAAGTAGTACCATGCGCCTTCTAGCTGCGCCCAGGTTGATTTATAGTAGCTACCTTCTTTAGTCCTGTACCACCACCCCTTGGAATCTTGTATCCATCCTACAGTTGGAGTGGTTGAGTAATCTGGTCTATAAATATTCCTAATGTTCTTTGGATATCTAATTCTTATAGCCACTCTTGAACCGCTCGTATTTCCCTCGAGAGTGGTAAGTGTTCCGTTTGCATTTCTACTTATTACAAATCCTATATGATCTCTCGAACCGCTCCCGGAGTTATTTCCTTTCCCCGACCAGCAGAATATAACAATATCGCCAGCCTGAGCCTCTGATAGATTTACCCATTTCAGATTCTTACTACACCAAATCTGCGCATTAGCAACATTATTATTTTTCTCCCACTTAATACCTAAGTGACTGAGTATATACGATACAAAGACCGCACACCATGCCCAACCTCTATATGAAGTTGAGCCGTAATACCAGTCTGCGAATGTTGCAGAACCTTGTCCTAGGAACTTTCTAGCATACTCTATAACTCTATTTCCGTTCACGTTACACCTCCTTGTCTGTAGGTGCATCTGATGGATCGTGCTCCTCTTGTGATATCGCTGTAAACCCTGGTGTGTGCTCTCCGCCAATCTCGTCTCTAGGCTTTTTATATGTCATAGCCAATTCTGAGTCACTTCCTCCCTTTGTGGTAGGATCAATAACTACTCCGAGTAGCACGAGTATACCAACTAGCATTGTTGCTAGCTCGAGTAGTTGTTCCTGTGCAATATGCGGAGCGATACCCAACACGTTCAACATTCTATATACAAGAGTTAGAACTGCCGCGATAAACGTTAGTAGCCATGTTTTGTTTTTAAATCTCACCTTCCAATTTATTCTCATCTGTTTTACCTCCTTTTTGCATAAAAAATACCGAGTGTAACTCGGCTAATTCTTTAATTTATTCTCAAGATCATCTAGGCGATGGTTTACCACCTTAATACGTTCCTCAATTACTGGGATGCGCCTCGCAAAATCGTTATGTAGTCTAACCTCTTCAGTCAATCTATCGATTTTAAAATCAGTCAGACAACTAGTCTTGCGAATTCCATAGAGAGATCCCGCTCCTGCTCCTGTAGCCGTCACAATAGCCACAATAATGCTTGTCCAATCAATCATTACTTCCACCTTCCTGTAGCCCTATAGAGTATCCTTGCGTCCACCCTTGAGAGCCTGCTCATTGATATATAGTAGATGCCTCCGATATAGTCTTTGGTCGACATCTTACGAGTCGTCCATAGCTCCCCATCTGGCGCTTCAATTTCTACACTAGTTAGCGGTGTATCAATAAATAATCCAGGCGGTAATGCTGTGCTTGTTCCTCCTGAGTAGTAGACTGGACCCCACGCATTTGCAGCCGATACTGTCCCACGCCACTCTGCCTCTGCAATAGCTGTACCGTCCGCATACTTGCGCACATGCCATACAACACCGCCAGCAGTTACTTGCGAGTCCTCGTACAGCCCCTCTATAGAGTCAGCTCGCACCGCCCTAGCGATAACAGTGCCCTTATTATCGAACTCTATTACAGGCTCGATAATTCCGTCTAGCCTGTCAGAAAACGATAGGCTAGCGATTACACCATCCGCCCTCGAGCCGTCGCTCTCTACGATAAGAGATGTTATGCCCGATTTACTTATAGAGGTAAGGTCTGCAGCTGCTGATTTAAATCTAGATGTGTTAGTGTCATAGTTGTATGATCCCGCCGTAGCGGTGAATGCCGCATGTAGTCCCTGATTGACTATGTCATTCGCGAACACGTTTACAGCGCCAGTACCTCCGCAGTCAATTGATGCGCCTTTAATATTATAGTCACCATCCTTCGCATCCTTAATGCTCTTGATATCAATTAGCTTTTTGTCTTGTTCGAAAAAGCTGATTCTATCCTCTGCAAATTCAGCGCTCTTTTTCCCGTCCTTCCTAATCTGCAAAGAGTTATCAGTTAGCACCGTTGATGCTCCCTCACTAGACTTTGCATTCTTTGACACTACTAGCCCTGTGCCAGCTTCATATTTCATGTAATCTGTTGCCGTTTTGGCAGCCTCTTCAGCTTTATCATTAATAGATTTGATAGATGTTAGATTTATGCTATCACTAGCTAAAATACCCATATCACACCTCCAATTGAGCGGATACTCTCACCGCCTCTACGTTCTGAACTCTATATGTTGTACCTTCGTGAGCCTTAGTTCCGTTTTTGTACCATACAACCTTACCCACGTTAGCTACCTCACTAGCAGTTAACTCTCGACCATCTTTGTATACATGGGCTGTAAGAGTCGTATCAACTAGAGTGTCGGTGAACACCACCCCTTTTGAGCTCTCAACGGTAAGACTGAGCGTATTAGCTGTTGTACTTCCTGGAGATGTATTAATGTTAGCCAGTTTCTCCGCAAGTTCCTTTACCTCTTTATCTATACCACTAGTCTTTTCAACGAAATCTCCTAATGTCGCTTCGTTCTTATCTGCTGTAACAGAAGTCTTAAGTTCTAGAAGCCTACTTGAAATGTATAATTCGCCTTCATCATTTACGATATAAACAGTATCTCCAATCTTGAGATTTTCTGGCAACTCTATAATATCTACATCATAGGTCTTTGTTGGTGTTGATACTTTTCTCAGCTCTGTAACTGCATGTGCACATAGTTCTGATTGTGAAGTCGTATCGAACGTGTATGTACGTTCAATATCCTTCCCATTGCTCCACAAACTTCCCCATTTTGCTATAGCACTTCTTGATTTGAGAAGTGTTCCATCAACATAGATATCTCCATCATCATAGCTAAATCCATTTAGTGTTATAGGTTCGTTACCACCCTCTGCAGTTCCGCCTGTAACTCGTAGAGCTGTTGCTAATGTCTGCACGGACTCTTTATCACGAATATTCTTAACATCTCGTCCAAGGCGGAGTTGAATCTTCGCATCCTTACCCCGTTTCTTCCAGAGGTTAATTAGTAGTCTTTTTACCGCCATTCCCTCAACTTCGAACGAATAAGAGACCTCAGCATTATCAAACTGTGTTGCAATTGAAGCAATACGTTCTGCTACAGTACTCTCGCTATCCCACTTTAGCTGGCGCTTAAGATTTGAGATTTCATTCACTCCGATTTCAAAACCTGTACCACGTATCCACTCTTCTATATATCCGACAGCGGTGTAGGCTTGGGATGCCTCGTATTTCTCAGCTATGGTGTTTAGGAGATCCATTCCTGCATCTTCACAGTACAGCGTGACCTCCTTGTCTTCCTCATTGAATTCACGATCTATAATGGTGTAAAATTCATTCTCTGCATTATGCTTTCGCAGTAAATAGTTTCCTGATGCGCAGATTTTACGCATATCTTTTTCAGATCTACCGGCATAGCAAATTGTAGCTTCAAATATAACAACACCATTTGATATATACTCAGTCTTCGTATCATCAATGATAAATATACCATCATTAAGATTCGTAGAAGCTTGACCGAGTATCTGCATTTTTCTATCAGCGAAGTATACAATCATAAATACACCTCCCTATAGGTTAGTTTTGCAGTTGGTTTATCTGTCGTGAATGATGAGTGTGCAAAGTTAATTGTATTCTGCCCTGGAACAAGCTTTAAAGTTTCCCAATCATTACCTAGTGCTCCTAAATCTGGTCTAGGTAAGTTGTTTACTCTAATGGAACCATCCGAACAGTCCGCTATGAGATTATCTCCTCTTGCAAATTTATTAGGGATATCAACAAACTGTTCAACATTCGTCTTTCGGAACTTTGTCCAGAATAGATAATTTAGCATTGGTGGGTAAGTGTCGCCCATACCTCTATATTTCGTCGAGGCGAAAGTAACTTTAGTTGCTTTCATCTCCTTGCCTTCTGGAACCGTAAATGACAATATGCGTCCACCTACATTAAATCGGAACTGATCACCAGTCTTACTAATCGATATAGTCCTTACTGGAGGATGTCCGGAATAACCAAACCCGAACCAGTCGGAAAAATAGCCGGCATCGAATTCAAAGTAATGTATGTACTTGCCTCCCGCATATATCTTCGCATTTGCAGCTGTTCCTGAATACCACTTGAGCAACTCGACACCTGCAACAACGTTTCCATTGTCGTCATATATCATGCACTCATGTGTTCCTAAACAACGAGGATCGCAACTGTCATTTAACGACCATACTAAGAAATATGACATTTCAAAATTCTTTGCACCTTTGGCACCTTGACTGTCCAGAGGTATCTGTTTCGTTATAGATGGACCGCTTAGTTCCGCACTCGTATTTGTTCCATAACTTGAAGGTGTTATGTATTTACTTCCGGACTCCTTAACTTGATATGAACCTTGATATAAATGCCCTTCATGCGATTTCCCTGTGTTTAAGCTCCAACTCCCTATTGTCGCTTCATTAAATTTATCATCAATAAGAGTTTCACTCTCATTGCGCGAAGTTGAATCAAGTTCTTTTGGGTCTCCAATTTGAATAGCATGGCCCATTTTATCGGAAAACACCACATATCCACTCTCTCCATGTTTTGCCTGGGCAAAATCAACTGAAAATAATGGCGAGCTAGGTTGCGAGCCATTGTAATTTATATCGAATTTTCCATTTGTAGCTGTTACAGTGTATTCGCTTGTACTATATTTGAATGGATCAAGACAGTGTATCTCAAATTCACTTGTTCGAACTCTAGAGTTATGGCTGATTTCTCCACCCATTACTGGAGTTCCTATATAATACACATCCTTTTCATCCTCAAACACAATTTTTGCGTTATTAATATTTAGTATTTCATTCAGTTTTCTTAGTTTTCTTAAGGTATCTTCTGGAGTCCTACCTTCTATCAAGTATCCTATTTTTAATACCCTAACCGGGAATCTCTTTCTCCTGAGTCTCGAACCAGATGTCTGTTCAAGTTCTATCTGCTTAAGATCCGCAGCTAAACTTTCTCTACCTTTGACATAACAAGTTAAAAAACCGGGCAACACATCTTCTATGTGCTGCCCGTTAAGAATTATTGAATTTTTACTGTGAGATTTGCCTAGAAACATATCTATACTCTCCCATTTCTTCTATCAGTTCTTATATGAATTTTTTCTAATTCCTTTGATATCGGTGTAGCAACAGCTCTAGCTAACTCTTTATCCGAAACATTAAATGACATTCCCTCCATAGCCGTCGCCATACTCTCTGCCATCATCGGTACCATTTGCATTAATGTTGCTGATAGCGATTGAGCTATTTCAGATTTCATACCATCTAGATTATTCCAAAGCTTTTCTAGAGGAACTACCGCTTCTGCGCCCGCTTCGCCAACACCAATTACACTTGCGGAATTGAAAATACCACCAGTTTTATACCATTTAACGTCAAACTTAGGTAAGCTTCCTTTTCCTCCAATACCAAACGGAGGGCTACCTCCATGTACAGATAGATGTGGTAGTTTAATGTTAAGCTTTAGTTTAATTGCGTTAAATATACTTTTAATTTTGCTAATTATATCTTTTACTGTTGCGTATGCTGTCATAATCGGACTTACTATGGCACTCTTAACAGCGTTCCATATTTTAACAGCGTCTGCCTTAATCGCATTCCATTCTTGCGCCGCACGCGCCTTTACTTGCGCCCAATGAGTATATAAAGCTACACCTGCAGCTATTACACCTGCTATTACTCCCACTATAGCTAGCATTGGTAGTGTTATTGCTCCAATTACAGGTATCAGCACACCTATTGCTGTTGCAATTGATCCTATCATAACAAGCAGAGGCCCACCTATAGCAAGCACAGCAGTAATTCCAATTGCTATTTTTGCCATCACTGGATGCCCTTCAAGGAAGCTTATCAAAGACTGTATCTTTGGAAGAATATTAGCACTAATCCACGCAGCTAGTTGTCCAAGTGCCGGGAGTAGTGTTGCTCCCAATTGAGCTGACATGCCTGCAATTTGATTGCGTGCTTGTGCAAGTTGCCCTGATGGTGTTTCCGCCATCTTCTGGTTCATGTTTCCAACATTTTGAGAAATAACCTGCGCAAGCATTGCGGCTTTTTCCTCTTCATTTCCATACTTCAGCACCTGTTCTTGCGCTTTATCAAAAGATACACCAGCACGTCTAAGTGCACCGACTTGCCCTGAATAAACTTTACCGAACATATTTGCAGTATTTATCATGTCTTCTTGAGTTACATTAGTTCCATGCATCTGTACCGCTAAATCGTTCATAGCTGGTGTTAGTTTCTTTAACGCTTCTGTGCTGTGCAAGTATGTTGCTAGCTGCTGTGCACCTGAACGCTGAGCAGTTTTGCCAACAACACCAGTCTTAGCCTCCGCATCAATTACTTTATTTATTTCACCAACTTGTTTCTTGCTAGCACCCATCATAGACTTCATAACTTCCTCGAGTTTTGTCTGTGACTGCTGAGCTTTCATAGCAGCTGAAGTAAACTTAGAACCTAACGCAATTAATCCAGCGCCTGCTATTGTTGCATTGCGCCCAATATGCGTTAGTGTGCTTCCAAATTTCTTAAATTCTACACTTGCATGCATAAGTGATGGCGCTTTAACCTTCCTAAGCTCTCTATTGAATGTCTTTAGCTTCGACTCAGTTTCTATGATTTCTCGTCTCAAACTTTGATATTCTGCAGACGTCTTATCAACACCTTTTGCGTCGAGCTGTTTTTGCGCACTTTTCAGTTCACTTAGTGCTTGCTCTGTTGACTTGATTTTCTGTTTCAGCAAAGACTGTTTTTGAGCAATTAATTCTGTGTTGCCGGGATTAAATTTTAATGCTTGATTCACTTTTTTAAGTTCTGAATCTATACTTCTAGATTCATTCTTAATTGTACGCATTGCCTTGCCTAGCTTCGTAGTCTCTCCCCGAAATTCAATTGTTATTCCTTTGATGTTTCCTGCCATTTCTTCTCCTATCCTAGGAATTTATCCCAATCGGTCTGACTTGCTCTTCGACTACTAGCACCGCTTTTAGCAGATCCAGAATCCGCACTATGAAGTTCATTCCACGTTTGACAGAAATCTACAATCTGCCCTAACTCCATACGTCTAGCATCTTCTAACGTTAGCCCTCTGTCGATACAGGCAATGAGGATGTCATTGAAGGTATAGCATCCTTGATGTTCTTCACTGCTTTCTTTATCTTCAGAAGGCTCTTCGCGTTTTTTGGGCTTACGCAAGAACTAACAATTAATTCAAATACAGGCACAAGGATCTTATCCAGTTCAATACGTTCAAATTGGTTAATCCATTCAACATGACCCTTAATTTCAGAATTGCTATTCTTTGCAAGCGCCCAAATGATATTGAGTACAGTTGTTGTTTCTAGCCCGTACAACGTATCCAACGCATCTTCAATTACTTCTCCGTTGATGTGTGCTAATATGTTGCCACTATCATCTCCATCGTCGATTGCTTTTGCTACAGTCCCTAGTAGCGCCTCTAACAACGGCATTAGATCAGGTAGTATATCATGACCGAATTCTTCTCTATAAATAAAGAGCCAGCCGAGTGAACTGTTAAGTTCACAAGGCTGACTGCCATCAATTTTAATTATTTTTTTCATATTGGCTTACCCCTTCAATTCTGGCTTAGCTGGCGTCGTAAATACATTGGCATATCCTGTATCGCTTGGATTATACACTACCTGTGTAAGTCCTGTTGCATTATCACCAATTACTGTAATTTTTGATGATTCTGTTGCCGGCTCTTTCTTGTCACTAGTTGTTTCATATTCCCTCGATATACCTCCTAGTGTTACATTGTAAAGAAGAACCCTTCTCTTTTCCTTATCTCCTTTAGCCTCAAAGGATACCCACAATGCTGGCTTGACTGCGCCCTTCACACTTGCCAATCCGCCATCCTTTGTTTCTACATATCCCAAAAACTTCTTTTTAAAGTCGTCTGTAAATCTCGCAACCTTAAGAGTTCCTGAAAATCCATTATCCTGATAATCACTATGAAAGATCATATCATCAGCATAGAATGAATTGCTGTCTCCCTCTGGCTCAAGAGATAGTGATACTGCACCAGGCAGTATAATTCCCTCACCCATTGTTACAGCACCAGTACTAGGATTAACATCATATGTTCCTACGTGTAAATTGGATATACCAAATTCAACTTTATTCTTATCCATTTTTTCTCCTTTCGTTTATGAGATTGTGTAATACAACTCAAAACAATCTTCTTTATCGATGTAGATATCTTCACTCTTATCAAGGATTGCAAACTCATTACTAATAAGAGCGTTCTCAATTTTCTCTTCTAGACTTTCATCCTTGTTTTGAAAGTAAAGCTCTACCCTATACTCATTTTCTTCGTGGAAAATAGAATTATTGTCTGCCGAAAAAAATGCGCTTCCAGCTCCTATCATGATAATGAATGGAAATTCTTGCTTTTTTCTAAATCTACCATATGCCACAGGTACTTTTAGCTTTTTTAAGCAGTTATTCAATTGACTAATCTTACCCACGGTTTAACTCCTCTCTAAGCTTATCCTCATATTCTTTTATAGCTTTTTGTTCAGCGGGCTTTATATGTGGTCTCCCTGCATATCTACCAGTCCCTTTTCCTGTTATGTGAGAGTTTTCTAACAAGTGAGTTAATCCAGGCTTAGTTGCATTGTATACAACATAAGCGCCTTCTTTTAGTTTTTTTGATTTAAACCCTTTAGCATATCCTCCCTCGCCTTTGAATATTGCGGTAGCTCTAGATTTAACATCATTTACACAATCTTTTGCAACATTCTTTCCGACTCTTTCGACTGTTTTCTTGATATCCTCGCTGTATGTGTCTAAAATATCTGAGATTTGCGATTCTATACTATCGTTCATTTGTTCCTAGCCTCTTCATCAGTGTTAATTCAACTTCATGCCCGTTTACATACGTTCGACTAATGTCATAGAATACACCTCCATATTCCGCAATTTTCTGATTGTCATAATCATATTCATCAGCGAGTACTACGGTTAGTTCTGGAAGCATATCTGTAGTAGCGGCAGCATAGAACTCTTTCATGCCGATAGACTTAGTTTTACAAAACAGTTCTTGTGGATCTATAAGTGTTGCAACTTCATTGCCACTCTCGTCTTGTGATATATCCAGTCTGTACAGTGTCACAATATCGTTATACATTCTGTCTATCCACATCCTTCCTCAATCCATCAGCTTGCATGTAAAATGCATCTCTGTACTTTTCCATAAGTTTATCGGAGTCGGTATTTTGCCATAGGCAATATGTTTGAACAGCTTTAAGCACAAGCAAATCTTCAATTTCACCATTCTTAATGACAATAAACGCGCTGGATACTCCAACGCGTTTTAACTCATCAAGTGCAGTATCGATATCAGCCTTAAGGCTCTCATCTAACTTGCTGTGCTTTATTCTCAGCGCTGTTTTTACAGAATCCAGTGCGTTCATTGTCACTCACTCCCTTATGCGGTCGCTCTGTCGAATCTTACGATTGCTCTTGCATCTCCTAGGTTTCCATCAGCAAGTGTCATTGCTCTCCATACAACAGAACCACTTCTGAATCCTACAGATGCATCAGGCTTAACTTCCGTATCTGATGCGAAGTTGAACTTGTATGCCTTGAGGTCACCAAACAGCAGTTTGTCGGCAGGGCAGTTGTCGTCGATGATTACTGGATAACCGAGTACATTGAACTTGGCAGGTGACTGTGCATCAGCTACGCATACCTTCTGACCGTTAGAATCTGTCATTCCTAGCACGTCTCCATAGAACAGTGCTCTGTTCATTACTAGTGTTCCGTTAGCAGCATAACCTGTTGGAAGTGCAGCGAGCACCTTCATTAGATCCTTATATGTCATACCTGCCTTAGTGAATGTTCCAGTTGCGGAATTCTTAACCTTGAAGATACCCGATGGCTGTGATGCTCCTGTTCCGTTAAGGATTGCGTTATTTACAGCCTTCAGAATCTTATCAGCAAGTCTTGCAACAATCCACTTTTCGAAGGCATTTACAGACATTGCACTGATATCTGCTGTGATTTCCACAGTCTTAATCAGCTTATATGCATTAAGCGTGATAGGTGTGAGTGTGTCTGTTCCATCAGTTGCAGCTGTTCCCATTGCTACCCACGCTGCATCAGATGCTGCAGTCTCTACTGGGAATGTTACGTAGCCTGTAATGTGAGATACATCTACTGCATCTACAAGAGGTGAAGCTTCTACGATTGAATACACCTCTTCAGCGATTCCTGTAGGAATAACAGCATTTGCACTTGTGAGTGCTGCTCTTTCCTCTGTGTTGAGTTCCTTACCCATTAGGTCTTTAACCCATGCACTACGATATTCTGCTCCATTAACGTTGTAGTTCTTTTCCATTTCTGTTCCTCTCTTCTCGATTGTCTTTGTTGTATTGAGCATGCCTCTTAGCTCTTTTAACTTATTTTCCTTAACTTCTCTCTCTTCAATCTCCTTTAGCTGACTTTCAAGGTCATTCTTTTTTGAGATTAACTCATTGGATCTCTTTTCCAGCTTTTCAAGTTTTGCTCGCTTTTCGTCTGGATCCTCATTCTTATCACCATCACCATCTGTAGATTCATCTAGTGACTTGATAATTTCTTCGATTTCTTCATTAACCTCTTTGAGGCTCTTCATTACTTCGTCCTTATTCATTTAGGCTCCCTTCTAGCTTTGCTATGATTAAATTTCTCTTTATTTCATTCTGCAATTCCACATTGGAGTTTCTAATACGCTCAAGTCTCTCCGCTTCAACTCCTTCAATCACTCCGTTGAAGTAGTCACGCGCACTAATCTCCGTGTTAGGATTTGCAGGGAATGACACTGGTGATACGTCAAACACCTTATCAATTTTTAAAATTGTTCGTGTTCTAGTCTCAGAATTGTACTTGTCTTCTTTAACTGTGAAGGCGAATGACATCTTAGGATAATTGCCAGCTGCAATATCTTCGTATAGGCTTCTGCTTGCTGTTGTCTTCGATAAATCAGCTGTGATTGCTAGTCCTGTATCATCTGTACTCAAATTCACTGTATCTGCAGATGTTCTCGCATATACTCTTCCTGTGTGGTCAACTCTGAATACAACATCTGATAGGTCAGCCTCTTCAAATGCGTTTCTATCAATTTCTTCGTAATATTCAATGCCATCACACTCCCACAACATGTATTTATCCCACGTTGATGCATATCCACGTACTAAAAAATCTCCTGAATCGTTTGTATCTGCTCTTAATTCGAGATTCCTATATTCCCTCTCTTTATTCATCATCCTTTTCTCCTTCTAGTGAACTCGCAACTTTGCTCACAGGTGCAGTGTCAAGCCTCCTTATAGGTTCGTCTCCACCCTCTACATGTGGCAATCCTACAATGTCGCACCATGTATTAGGTGTCAAAGCTCCGCGGTCAATATAATCTTTAAGCGCTAATTTATCACTCATGCTCATAAACTGTATTGTGCTAGATTGGAAGATTACCTCATTACCAAATGCAAGCTGTCTCTCTGAAAAGAGTTTTCTTGTTAACTCTTGAGATAGCGCCATGAGGAATGGTTCAATTTTCATCTCATAGAACACCTGCATCTGTTCTGGTGTAGCCTTGCTCATAATGATTTCATCTGACACACCGAAATATCTGTACACATTTTCGCGAAATTCCTTCTGGTTATTCCAGGTTGCGATGGTTGGTGACATGTTTATAGGTGTAAATTCCATAGATGTGTCAAGTACAGCTACACCTCCTTCGTTTGCAGAGTCCATATAGTTTTTAATAAACTCATCCCTAATGTTTTTGGTGTCATTGACATCCAGCATACTTTTGGTGCTCTTCAATATCCCACGTAAGTTAGCTGTTGATTTTATCGCATTAGATATAGACTGATTTGACACATTTATCATTTCAAGCGTGTTGAGCAGAATATCATTATCATCTCCGCCTATATCATGTTCGTTGTAATCTTTCCGGAGTACTACTAAATCATCCCATAGGAATATGTATTCACCCTTCGCAGTGTAGAACTTGATGTATATATCCCCTTGTTCATCTTCTAATCCCTCAAATGTTATATAAGGAATCGGATAGAATCCTGTTATAGCGTTGTTCTCACGCATAATTAAGATAAATGCTGTATTTTTTAGCTCATACTGAGTTCTAACCTTGTATAGAAAGTCTTTGCCATTCATGAACGGATTTGGGCTCAATTTGAGCAATCGCTCAATAGCTTTATCCGTACACGTCGCAGATGCCTTTGACGTTTGTTCAGCTAGCGGTCTTATACATGATCTAACGATTTCTGATTTATTCATGTTACGACCGAAATTTGAGAACACCGCAGTGAACGATCCCATTTCTTTCCATCTACTCAAGCTTTTAATTCCTGAGCGGAAATTGTTAATAAATTTTGTGAATATATTCATTTACTTAATCCACCTCATATAATCTTCCTCATCGTTGTATAAGCCTGTCCAGGCATTAAGTAGTGATACCATTCCATCAATCCTCTTCTGAGATGAACATTTAACTGGAATAATTGATTCAATGCCCTTTGCATTAGCCGTCTTGACACCTGTATTTAAGAGGCACCATTTCAGCATTGGATTGTTTTGATAGATAATTTTATGTTCTGCAAATGCACCATGAAGGAGTTTCATTGGATAAGTCCATGTAAATGCTCCTTGCCTTATCTTCTCCATCTCAAATCCATACTCTCTCATCTCTTCCGCCCAATATCCCGACAGGGCAGCATCATAGCTAATCTTAAGCGGTCGTATATTGTACTCTCTAACTAAATCAGCAAACCACTCTGTTACATCGTGATAATTAACTGTTGCTCCTTCGCATATTTTTAACCACCCTTGCTCAGACCAAAGTTTATATGGTGCTTCGAGATTGTTGTTAGTATCACCTCTCGTTGCATCCATCTTTGATTCAGGAATGAAGTACTTCTGAAGAACATATGTATTTGCATCATTTGGCTTACGTATAATGACCGTTGCGCATGTTAAGTCCGTTGTTGCTGATAAATCGCATCCGCCAATCGCATAACTGTTACGCAAATATTCCATATCAACTACTTCAGTGTTATTAGCCTCTTCATATGACAACCATCCAGTTGCGCTATTTTCAGGTAAATTGAAGTCCTTTGTAAGCACTGTTGGAAGGAACTGCGGATTTCGTTGTGCTTTCTCAACATGATTCCTCAACGTATCAATCTTTTTAATTGTTCCTAAACCTGGATTTGCTTTTATCCAAGCCTCTTCATCAGTCCATTCTTCTCTGTTATCTAACTCATATATAAGAGGCAATACTGTATAATCCTCAAATCCCTCATTCCATAGTGCTATGTTTGCGTACTCGCTATATTTGGCATCAAAAAAGGCTTCACGAACGAAGCCATTGGTGCTTATTAACATGTATATGGGCTGTGCTCTAAATGCTTGTGATTGGAATAAAACATCATACATTGCGCTGTTCTTTTGTTCGTGTATTTCATCTTGAATTACGAACGAGAGATTTAATCCATCCATGTTGTCAGTTTTGGACGAAAGTGCCTTGAGTGTTCCAAAATTGAATTCAGAGTATATGTCTGTTCTTCTCTTTTTTTCAACCATTCGGAGTGCTGCCGATTGCTGCCTCATATTTGCAGCTTCGGTAAATAGTAACATTGCCTGGTCTTTTGCATTTGCTGCACATACAATTTCAGGACCATTCTCACCATCGTTGATTAGCATGTCGTGCGACATGGCGGCAGCTAGCTCTGTTTTACCATTCTTCCGGCCGATAAATAGTGCGAACTCTCGAAATCTCCGCATTTTATATTCATCAACCCATCCATACAGTAGTGATAAGCCAGCTTTCTGCCACAGCATCAATTTTAACGGTTTTCCACCACATTCACCCTTACTCTGAGCACAGAATCGCTCAATAAACTCTATATGTCTATTTGCTACAGACTGGTCATAGTGCCATTTCCATTTATCAGATCTTGGTGCGTTATCCATATAGGCACATTCCCTCTGATAGAGTTTTGTTATTTTCTCATTTGCAACAATCTCTCCACTCTGAATCGCTTTCAAATACTCTTTCGGATAATTTACTAGCATTTCTGCCCCTGTATGAATTCCATGAGTTCTTTTGCTGCGTCTGCATCCGATTCTTTTATCGAATCAATGATTTTCATCAGAGTAGTGATTGTTCCATTAGCTGATGTTGTTGTTTTGTTGTACTCTGCGATTGCTGGATTGGCAACTAGATTTTTGCGCCCTTTTACATACTCCTTTTCAACAAGAGTACCTTCTTTTTTTATCACTTTTTCAAGCTTGTCTAACATATCAAGTTGCACTACATATCGCTCGAATGTCGTGGCAAAGAAGAAGTTCTCTTGAACACCGTAACGCTTTGCAATTTCTAATATTTCCTTCGCTTTTCTTCGCTTGTCTGCCTTATTCAATGCATCTTCTCCTTCCTCTTCAGATATCTTCTTATTTTCCAAAACACTCGTGCGCGCGCAGTCAGTTTTTTCTGTGACCTTGGCATCGGTGCTCCTATAATCGCTGTTTTTTATTTTTTAGGGGGGACTCGATTGGCTCTCCATTTTCATCAAATAAAATTTTTTTCTCCCACCCATTGCTTTGATTATTTTTCTTTCGCCCGTTTAATCTTTCCACTCTATGCTTTGCCTGGTGACAACCTCTGCACAAGCATTCAAGCTTATCAACATTCAGCGCAACATTTGGATCAGATATATTTTGCGGAGTGAGATGAATCTTGTGGTGAACCTCCTCTGCTGGATGAAAGCATCCCACACTCTCACACATTCCACCAGCTCTTGCCATTGCTACAGCTCGGACTGACTTCCACTCTTTTGATTTATAAAACTTCTGTGCGAATTCTCTTGCCATAATCTCATAATAAATGCGGCAGCTTTCGCCACCGCTTTAACAATATTATCTAAGGAGTCATTCATGGTCGTTCCTCGCTTATAATATACATGACCTTCATACTATCTTTTCATGTCCTATTTATTTTTCTTATGATTTTATCAGCCTCTATTAAAGCTTTGCCATGAAGCTTATAAATATACCTGCTATCAAACTTCATATCAGACGCTATGCTTTCCCACTTCTGCAATCTGATATATCTCCTCTGCAACAGTTCGGCATATGTCGCATCCTTAATCATAAAGATAACGCGCTCTATCTCAATTCGCTTTGTCCACAGCTTATCAACTAAATCTCTCTGAACCTCTCTAAGCTCAATTAGCTTCGTTGCCGTAGATTCTGTTACCTGGCTAATTCCACTCCCATGTGGTTGCGAATCATAATTTATTCCCTTAACACCCAGTGTTTGTTCGATGTCGAATATCTGTATCTCTATCTGTCTTATTTTCTCAACAACTCTTTCATGCTGTTTCATATATTCTTTTGCCGTCATCATGTTTACCTCGTCTCTTCAGCAATATGTTTTAACACACTATAAATTCCTACAGCACATCCCAGACTGCTGCATGATCCTCTAGTTCCATATCCATTTGACGCATCTCATCCATTTTTCTATATGTTTCGTTTCGATTAACCTTCTTTCCTTTTCTCCACACGCTAAGCCTTGGCACAGCTTCATTGGATACCATTTGATACTCAAGATGATCTAGTTTTGTTACTGGATTTGTATACTTGCGTAATGTATCTCTATCAATCTCATATCCCTTTAAAGGTTTTATATCGTCAAGATTCTGAAACAGTTGGCTTATTGATACCCACTCTCTCTTCACAACAGGTCTCTTAAGATTGCGGCTTGGTTTCCATCTGCGCTTTGTAGCGTTCTCTGGCTCACGAAAGGTCTTCTGAGTTTCCTTAATCAAGTATTCAGCAAGAACTCTGTAGTTGCGTGTTTTATCTAACGGAGTGCAGCGAATCCTTCCCATCTTCCACTGTCTATTGATCACTTGAAAATCTATGTAGTTCATAACTACATGGTGATGGATTCTCTTATTCTTAAATTCAGTTACCGCGATATAGTAAAACTCCTTATCAAGTTTCTTATATTCGCGTCTCATTCTCTTTATCCACTTTTCCAATTCGCTGTTAGCCTCTTCAGGTGATAGCTCTTCTGCATAGGTAAGTGTTGTGTGTAAATCACCAGGATAAAAATTTAAATTAATTAGTCTAGTTAAATTCTTTAACGCTAGCATGTCATTATTCTTTTTTACAGCATCCGATGTAGCCTTTTCCTTTTTCTTTCTTTTTCCACCACGAGGGAAGCTTGCCTTTATGCATCTATCAATAACTGCTCCGGCTATGCATGTTTCTCTAATGACTCTTTCTAACATTGTTATTCTCCCGATGAACCTAGTGATAATACTCTGATGAACCTTCATGGCGGACTCTCACCGCCTTTTCTTTTCTTCTATATATATGTAGTTTTTATTTCCTAAGGTTATGCAGATGGCCTTGCGACCATCTGCAGATTTATATGATCTGTAGCTTGTGTAGTTAAGTTACCTACTATTTTGTGCTCTTTATCCTTATTAAGTTAGTTGCTACAGTTTCATATCCATTTTTCCTATTGGACCTCTTTTCTTTTCTTGTAATAGCCAGTATCCGTGTTCAGTAATTTCACACACATATTTGTTAAAATTGGTTTCTCCAATTTGCAAAATTTCATTCGCTATAGTTTCTATCTGGCGTTCATCCAATATCATTATGAATGTTCTGCTTCCTGTGTCAGACTTTTGAAGTATTTCTAATTTGTTCATCTCTCTGTTATTCTCCTCTACTGCTAAAACGGTATATCCTCTTCAGTTGCCTCAAATCCATCCGGCAGCTCTTCTTGATAGTTTGGTGCACTATCGCTATATACTTCGTCTGGCTGTCTTGGAGTTCCTTGCTGACTACTACTCAGGAACTCTACATTGTTTGCAATTACATCTGTTGTATATATCGTCTGTCCTTCTTTGTTCTTGTAGCTCCCTGTTTGAATTCTTCCGCTAACCGCAACTTGCTTTCCTTTATGTAGGTATCTATCGCAGTTTTCCGCTTGCTTGCCGAAGACTGTTATTCTAATGAAGTCCGCCTGTTTCTCTCGTCCTTGTGTTCCATGTCTATCTACTGCGATACTAAAATGTGTTACTGCAGTTTGATTGCCTGGTGTGTATACTAGTTCGGGATCTCTAGTCAGTCTTCCTATTAGTATTACTTGATTCATTTTTTCTCCTTATATATAAAGGTGGTGATTTGCTATGGCATTGAACAATCTATATAACTTAAGGAGCTTTATATTTATAACCACCACCTCTATA